CAGATCGAATTGATGGCTGAAATCTATGGTACTGGCATTGGCGAGATTATTGTCAAGACTGAGAAAGAATACATCCCATCGACTCAAGCCATCCCTAATCAACAAGGTCAAGCGGCTATTGGCGTGATGGAGCGTGAGCGCATATCTGTCAAGATCATGCCTATCAATCCCAAGAACTTTCTATTCGACCCGAATGGTACTTCGGTCGATGACTGCATGGGGGTGGCGATAGAGAAATACGTGAGTATTCATAAGATTGTAGAGGGTATTGAACGTGGAATCTACCGCAAGGTGGACATTACCCCTACCTATGAAGATACTGACCTTGAGCCTACCCAAGAGGTTAGCCAGTACCAAGACGAGAAGGTACTGTTGTTGACATACTACGGATTAGTACCCCGTGAGTATTTGAACAACATGAAGGAAAACAAGGACATAGTTGAGTTGTTTCCTGAGAATTCTGCGGCAGAAGACTACACCGATATGGTTGAAGCCATTGTCGTGATTGCCAATGATGGTATGTTGCTCAAGGCTGAAGAAAACCCTTACATGATGAAAGATAGACCTGTAATGTCTTACCAAGACGATACAGTGCCTAATCGCTTGTTGGGGCGAGGTACAGTGGAAAAAGCCTTCAATATGCAGAAAGCTATTGATGCTCAGACTCGTGCTCACTTGGATTCACTTGCTTTGACCACTGCCCCAATGGTTGCGATGGATGCAACAAGACTTCCAAGAGGTATGAAGTTTGAAGTTAAGGCTGGTAAGGCTATTCTTACCAATGGCAACCCCAATGAAATCCTGTATCCATTTAAGTTTGGTCAGAGTGACCCCAATAATCTAGCAACTGCTAAAGATTTTGAACGTATGTTGCTACAAGCAACTGGTACGCTGGACTCTAACGGCATGATTAGCCAATCTAGTCGTGATGGTGGCGGTATGTCAATGGCTGTAGCCTCTATCATCAAGAAATACAAGCGTACATTGGTAAATTTCCAAGAAGACTTCCTTGTTCCATTCATCAAGAAGGCGGCTTTCAGGTTCATGCAGTTTGACCCAGAGCGTTATCCTTCAGTTGACATGAATTTCATACCTACAGCAACGCTAGGCATCATTGCTAGGGAGTATGAACAGCAACAATTCATTGGTTTGTTGCAGACTTTGGGTGCAAATACCCCTGTTTTGCCTATTTTGCTTAAAGGCATCATAGGAAACAGCAGTTTGACCAACAGAATGGAGTTGATTGCTAAGTTGGATGAGATGATGCAACCCAATCCTCAAGAACAGCAGATGCAACAGATGCAAGCAGAGTTGGCAATGCAAGCGGCTCAAGCAAATATTGCGGTTCAGACTACTCAAGCAGAGCAAAATCGTGCTGAAGCTACGAAACTATCTGTTGAGGCTCAGTTAATGCCGCAAGAAGTACAAGCCAAGATGAGTGCATCTTTGACTAAGAATCTACCCAATGAAGATGAAGCCAATCAAAGGGAATTTGACAAGAGAGTCAAGATTGCTGATCTGATGCTCAAAGAAGCTGACATTAAGAACAAGTCAAAGATTGTTGAGTTACAGATGGCTGACAAATTAAATGCTCAGTCTCAGGTAAAACAAGACTTTCTTGAAAAACTGACCAACGGGTTGAATAATGTCTAACATCAGGGAACTAATCAAAAGCATTGAGGCGGCAGACTCATCTTTTGATGAGAAGTTATCCGCTATCAATAAGATGGAAGAAACCTTGGTGGCTATGCGCCAGCAAGAAGAACAAGCCGTTCAAGACAATGTTGACTTGATTGTTGAAGCCATCAAAGTGATGGAAAGCAAAGTCACTGCACAACTAGAAGTTGCCAAATCCATAGTCCCTGAAAAGGGTGACAAGGGTGACAAGGGTGATAGGGGTTTAGATGGTCGAGATGGTAAGGATGGTATAGGTCGGGACGGTAAAGACGGGATTGGTAGAGATGGTATTGATGGCAAAGATGGTGTATCTGTCATTGATGCCAAGATTGACTTTGATGGTTCTTTGATTATCAGCTTGTCAACAGGGCAAGAGATTAATGTTGGTGAAGTGGTTGCGCCTGACTTAGCAGAGAAGATCAAAGTTATTAGCACCATGTCCACCAATGGGGCTGTTGGCATCAAAGATGAAGGCACAAGCATCACGGGTGGCGTGAAGACAATCAATTTTGTTGGTGCGACTGTTACTGCCACCAATTCAGGGGATGATGTAACTGTTAATGTAAGCGCAGGAACTGGCACAGTCACAAGTGTTGCGGCAACTGTCCCATCATTTTTGTCTGTTGCTGGCTCACCAATTACAACAACTGGAACATTGGCAATTACTTTGTCAGGTACTGCTTTACCAATTGCTAATGGTGGTACAGGTGCTACTACATTGGCAGGTGCATCTATTGCCACCTACACAGGTACTGAGACATTAACCAACAAGCGCATTGACCCAAGGGTTACTTCAGCCGCATCAGCATCTTCTTTAACACCTGATATATCGGCTAGTGATGTNTACGCATACACAGCNTTNGCGGCAGGACTCACTATCAATGCTCCAACAGGAACACCTGTTGATGGCGATAAATTGATATTTAGATTGTTGGATAACGGCACAAGCAGATCGTTGACTTGGAATGCAACCTACACAGTCATTGGTGTAACTCTGCCAACAGCAACAACCATAAGCAAAACAACGTATGTGGGTTGTATTTACAACGCTAACAATACACGTTGGGATGTAATAGCAGTAACCACACAGGCATAACCATGAAGATTGACTTTTCTTTTCCATCTGAGTACGGCACATTTTCAGATGCTTTGCATTTGCCTGACGATCATGCGTTCACAGATGCTGAGATTGAATCCATGAAACAGCAGAGGTTTGATAACTGGATTGCTGTAATTACTGCCCCTCCTATTGAGGAGGTCTGATGGCTGATCGCTATTGGATACTTGGAACAGGAACATGGGATTCCACAAGCACAACTAATTGGTCTACGTCATCAGGCGGTGCTGGCGGTGCGTCTGTCCCAACTGCATCAGATAACGTATTTTTTGATGCAAACTCAAATGTATTAGCTACTGCATTTACAGTCACTATGGCAAACTCGCTAAGGGTCTGTAATAACTTCACAGCGTCAGGCTTAGATGGCACTATGACCCTTGCTGGTACAAGTATTGGGTTAACAGTATCAGGCAGTCTTACATTTCAAGCCACAAACTTTACTCGCACATATACAGGCACAACCACATTTAACGCTACGACAACAGGTAAAACTGTAACAACTAATGGCGTTGCTTTTGGTGCAAAAGTAACTTTTGATGGTGTTGGCGGCGGTTGGACACTTGGTAGTGCGCTTAATTGCGGTGTTAATGCGTTGACAATTACAAACGGAACTTTTGATACTTCATCGATAAGTAATTATTCTGTAACGGCAGATTCTTTTTTGTCTAGTAACTCAAATGCAAGAATTATTAATTTAAATGCTTCAACTGTTACGTTAGGTGGAACTTCCCCCATAACTTTTACTTTGTCTACAAATCTTACATTTAATGCTGGAACATCTCAGATAAACTTTACAAGTTCGTCACTTCTTTTTGGTTCAGGCGGGCAAACATTTCATAATGTATCTTTTTCCCAAATTGTAGGATTTTCTAATATATCAGGTACGGCTACATACAATAACCTAACATTTGCAAGCAGAACATCTGTTGGACTTGGTAAATTTAATTTTTCCAACAACCAAACAATTAATGGGACATTAACAATAGGCGCTGGTACTACGGCATCTTGTCGCTACTTTTTTAACAGCGACACTCTCGGAACTTCACGCACATTAACTTGTGCATCTATTGCCGCAGTATCTGATGTTGATTTTAGAGACATCACTATTGCTGGCGCACATGGTACGTTGTCAGGCACTCGACTAGGTGACTGTAAGGGAAACACTAATATAACTTTTCCTGCGGCTAAGACTGTGTTTTATCGGCAGACTGGTTCTGCTAATTGGGGTGCTACAGGCACAGGCTCTTGGTCTGCTACATCAGGCGGCGCATTTGACGCAACTCAGTTTCCATTAGCACAAGATACTGCGGTATTTCCTGCGGCTACATATCCTGCATCAGGTTCTACGACAACAATTAACGCTGACTACAACATTGGCACAATAGATATGTTGTTGAGAACGTCAAACACCATGACGTTGGCAACAAGCACAACTGCACCAACAATTTATGGTAATTGGATAAATGGCACAGGAATAACAATATCGGGTACAGGATTGCTTACGTTTGCAGGGCGCACTACACAGCAAATTACAAGTTCTGCAAAAACATTTACTCAACCAATCACAATTAACAGCCCAAGTGGTTCGGTTACTTTGCAAGATGCTTTGACAACAGGCACAGGCGTAACAACAACATTCACCAACGGCACGTTAGATTTAAATGGCTTTACATATACTGTTGGAACTGCGTTTACAACTACCACAGGCACAAAGAATTTAACTTTTAATGGTGGGACATTAGTCTGCCCAACAGCCTCAACAACTGCATTTAATAACGCTGTTTCCACAGGATTTACGACAACCGCAGGCACAGGCACAGGCACGATTTCAATGACTGCCGCAACCGCCAAGACGTTTGTTGGTAGTGGCTCTACGTTTAACTGCACACTTAACCAAGGTGGTGCAGGGGCATTGACCATCACAGGGTCAAACACATTTAGCAACATTACCAATACTTATAAAAGCACTGGCGCAACGTCTATCCTATTTACGGCGGCTACAACTAGCACATTTTCTAATTGGAATGCCAGTGGAGAAACTACAAGACTTTTAACCATTGGCTCTGTAACTGCCGCAAGCCACACGCTATCCAAGTCAAGCGGTACTGTAAGCGCAGACTTCTTGTCTATCAGCAGGTCTACAGCTACTGGTGGCGCAGGATGGTACGCAGGGGCAAACTCCACAGATGGGGGTAATAACTCAGGATGGATATTTACAGCACCTCCTGCGCCAACGGCAACAGGCAATTTTTTAATGTTCTTTTGAGGAAACAATGACTCCTGAACTACAAAAGTATTACGAATCCCGCTTTGAAATGATGGGAATGGAAGGTTGGAAGGATTTGTGCATAGATATTGACATTATGATAGAGTCGCTCAATAATCTAAGCGTTATT